GGGTAATGCTTCATATGCAATCTTAATTCGATCAAGTATTTCACGAGCGGCATCACCTTTGTTTGCAAGTAATGCACAAGTCTTGTGTTCGTTAAAGATTACATAGTGTAGAATCACAGCAACCGCAGTTGTTGTTTTACCTGCCTGTCGTGATGTTACAACAGTCACTCGTCTATTATTCGTTATCTTTTCTACAATTTCTTTTTGATAATCATATAGCTTAATAGGTATCAAACCCCTATCTACATGAACTATCTGAATATATTTTTCGGAAAAGTAAATAGGATCACGGGCACATTTGATAAACTCACCAACCATATCTTGACTAAACTCAATGGGAGTACCCTTTCGTTTTAGATTGATGTTACCGTTATAGCCACGATCTAGCATACTAACCATCGTTTTCTTTCATGTCCTTCAACAACTGCTGTAGTTCGTTTGTCGAACCAACAAACAAATTGTTGTTAGTTGTTACACCTTTAGTCGAGTCAGGATTTGACTCACTTTCTACTTTTAATTTGTCTGTAGACATTTTAACCAAGTCTTTATTGGCATCTACAAGAGTTTTCATGATAGTCGAAACGACTTCATATGCTCTCGGATGCTCTGATGCTTTTGCTACATCGAGCATTTGCTCTAACGCCTCTGTACCAGATTCGATTACATTGTAGAAGTTGCTTCTAGCATATTCATAATCTTTATCCATCTTGTCGTCAGTGGGAACTACTGTTCTTTCAATCACTTTCCCTTCAACTACATCATTCAGAGGCTCAAGTCCTAGACTTTTACCTATTTCATCACTCATATTATATTGTTCCATCTCCGTCTGATATTATCGTCATTGCTTTCCAGCTATCGTTCTCGTCTATCGTGTCTAGACTCTTCAATGTCGCTGTTGCTCCAGCGGGTGCATTTGTAGCTGGATTTGCAGGAGCATTAAATTGATCTCCAACTCTATATGTGTTTCCTGTGTTTGCATCGCCTGTGAGGTAGAGATTCCATCTCGATTGATTCTCTGTAGACGATCCCGTTCCTAGATCATAAATTCTGTAAGTTGTTCCTGCTACCAAGCTTGCCATTGCAGTAGGAATAGCAGGAATTATTTCGATTTGCTCACCATTATCAGCTACTGTCAACTGAGGATACAAATCAACATCGACAAACTTAATCTGTCTCTTAGTTTGCGTGGGAGCAAAGAAGTATGCTTTCATCGTGAAGTTAAGTGTCCAAATCAACGCTCTTCTTGTCTGAAAATCTGCTTCATAAGTATCTTCTTGAGATACGCTGTTCAATACGACAGGAATATCGACATATCCTAGTCCGTCTACCATTTGTACACTTACAGTACAATCTGGTTTGAAGAAAGGTAGTATCTGTTCAACTATTTTCATTCCATCTTCATTATATTTTGTCATAATGTTTAACTGAAACTCGATATCGTATGGTGCAGGAGTATACATTGTATTGACTCTTCCATCTGATAAAGGTGATCCCTTTACTTGTTTCGTTAAACTTGTTAACTTTCTTTCAGCACTATAAGTCATTCCCGTTACTTCAAACGACATTCTAGGCAATGTGACAGCACTAGGTGATCTAAGATTAGGGTCTTGCTCTAGTTTAGCTAAAATCTTCTGCATAGGAGCATAGTTAATAGGCACCTTTATCTTCTGTATAGAAGCCGCAGGAGTAGAGTTATCCTTTCTTGTTATTTCGATGTCATTAAAGAGTGTGCCGAATACAGCAACATATCTTCTCGTAGACTCGTGATAAAAATGATTACCAAACATTAGAAGTCCATATCTCCAAATGGGTTAGCGTTAGTGAAATCTATTAGATTATCGCCAAAAGATTCTATTGCATCATTATCTGCTAGAGCATCAGAAACTGGTTGAACGACTCTCATAACACTTCCGATAGCATTCGCTGTGTTAGCATTATAGTTCTGTTCAACTTTTTGATATACTGAAGCAGGATCACCAATAGTCGCAAGGGTGCGTTCTTCGAATTGGGCTCCCCAAACTTCTACTGATGCTCCCGCGGCACCAGTAGTATTCTGAATTGCTAACACAGGTGTTTTAGCTTGACCAGGGAAAGTTAATTGAATACTAATTCTTTGCCAGTCACTACTTACGGGTATATCGATATCGAAAAGAAATGACTCCGTCTCCCAAGCCCTTACTGGATTAACTGCTACATATGCTTTCAAACCAGGCGAAGCATTTCTTACCCAAATAGATGCTTTATAACGACTAGGCGTTAGAGCGGCATCATGATTGATTCGTTGATATATTGTTCCATCAGTATTAGATGAAGCAGGGAATGTAATTCGAGTCGCTGTGCCATTTAGACCGACACCGGCTTGACTTATCGACTGCACTGTAGGATAATCTGTAGGATAATCTGCACCGTCTCCAGGATTATATGCTTTAACTTGCCAAACGCCTGCCGCTAATCCAGCAACTAGGTCTTCACTATATGCAAACAAGTTTCTTCTCGTAGCTCCGTTGAAACTTCTATAGTCGTGATCACCTACAGCCGTAGGAGTAAGTTTTAAGTTTGCTCCTGCTTGACCTGCTGTTCCAGTTCTTACTGCTGTCGAGAAAGACTCTGTAGCACCGTCTCCATCAGGATAAAAGTTGAAAAGATGACCAGTTAGCGAAGAGTGTGATAAATCAAATATGTACTCTTGATTAGTTTCTAGTTCTAATGGTTTAGTTGATAACACATCTCTATCGGAACTAGAAAGCTTAACACGAAAGTTCTGAACGCTATCAGCATCAACGATATATGTGTAATCAGTAACCACCAAGCTTTTAAATGTATTAACACCTTTATATAAGTTATCGATGAATGATTGACCAGTAGAGAATCTTTCTCCGCTATACTCAAATAGTTCTGCTTTGAGATCATACATCTGAAGTGAACCCATCTGATAAAAGATAGATTCATGTTCCACATGTTGGATCTCAAATATCTTATTGTTTAAGGGTAGATATATCAAATCTCCTTCTAGAGGTCTAACTGTATCATTATACAATGCTACTTCAGACTCATAAGTTCTTCTTGCAATTGTCATCGTAATAGAATCACGAATCTCTAAACCAAACTTAGATAAGAAGTCGCCTTCTCCCTCAAATCCATCAACACTCTTAACATACATTTCTGCCATGAATGCACTTTTAAATGTTGATATATCATCTTCGTTGAGAATATCATCTTTACCTGTAAGAGTTCTAGGTATATACCAAGCATCAACTCCATAGATTTTTATGGACTCGATAACCAAGTCCTCAATGAGCGATTGCTCCATTGAGTTATCGAAGTTCTCAAAATAATAGTTTTTAGCCACTGTTCTATCCTATCATATCGACTGCAGGTAAAGAGTAGCTATTGATAATTTCTTCCTCTAGCTTTTGAATCTCCTCTCTTGCATCGTTTAAAATTTGTTCTCCATTGAACTGTACATTGCCTGGCAGTGTCATACCATTGAACTTAGTGAGATTTGAACCCCACTGATATTTGATTTTTGCAGTTGCGTAATTTTGTAACCAACGATCTTTCCATACATCTGTGTATGTGTTGGGATCTACAACATTATATGCTTCTACTACAATATAACTTCCTACTTCTATCAGATCCCAGTCTACATCTAAATTAATTCGATTTATATGACGATTGTATCTTAAAGGAATTTCACCGACAAGCAACTCTTCTATCAACTGTAAATGTTGCATCGACATCTGAAAGTGTAGTAGAGGCCCCATATTAATGTCATGCAGATTGTGTAATACAAACTGATATTTTGCATTAAAGATGCCGGTACCTAGAGACACATTACCGTTTGGAGCAAATACATTGATTGCACCGATGATGTTGTCTGGTACCTCAATATATCTTAATTCATAAGTGCCTTTAAAGGCAGTAGTTATTGCTCTACGATTACTGGCCGCGGCACCAACCTTTGCCGCAAATGCAGGGCTTGATACAAATTTAGTGGCATCAAAATCACCAAATGAAGGTCTTTTGAAGAATACCCTTTTATTAGTTACATCGATTGCCACAATAGTTGCTGTTGCTGTTGCTGTCGCACCATCAGTTGTATTATCTTCGTACTCAGAGATTACTTCACCGACTACAAAGTCGCCTTCTTCTAGCGTTGCAAACTCTACATATGAATTTAATACTCGATGCTTAACATAAGTTTTCTCAACACCATCAAAATGATAATCTGCGTAGTATGACAGCGCCTCATCAATACGATCATCAACTTGTCCTTGGTCGACATTGATTTCTATAACTGGCTTACCCAGTTTTCTTAAACACCATTCTTGAAATTGTGATCTGCTAGTTGGCTGTGCCATGTCTGTATCCTAAAATTTGTTGATATATTATCTATTTATACTCGCAAAGAATCATCTAAGGTCGAGGTATATTGGTTATACTGCTGGGATTATCAAAATCGGGCCAGTAAATTTGAGGCATAGGAACACCGTTTGCAAAATCTGCATTGGTGTAATTACCTATTATGGATTTTACATCAAACACAATAAACTTATCTCTATTATAAGATCCGCCTTGGGATCTAGTTCTATATGAATTAGTTCTTATAATAGGATAAGCATATGTTTCATGAAATCCTGTTCTAACACTCTCTTGATAACTGTATGATACTATTGCTTCTAGTAAGTCGTTTTGTGTTCCATAGATTATACTATTACTTATTCTCAGATTCAGATTCGACACAATACCATTCATAGTATTGGGACCAGCAAAAGAACCTTGATATGGATGAGTGAAAGTACCGTCAGCATTCTTTATTACATATGTGTAATTAACGGTTTGTGCGAACAAAGAATACTCATCATACTGACTTTCGAGTCCGTGTGGTATAGTTAAACTTACCGCCATTAGTAATTCTCCGATCTTCCTGTTATACGCACCAATCTAACCTCATATCTTGGATCTGGATAAGGAACAGAATAACCAACAGCAGGAATACCTATAGTAAATGATCCATTTTTCCACAAGGCTCTAACTTGAATAGTAACATTAGTAGGTAAACTTGAAGCTGGAATCTCTACTTCAGCCCTAGTTTTAACGGGCTTATTTAAATATATAGGCGATGTGGTTGTTACGGCATGAGAATGCGGTTTTTCTTCATGCGTCATATTGTATACTTCCTGGGTAACTGTTCCTGATGTACCAACAGTTTGAAATGCAGTTTCAGTATAATACAGATAATCTCCTGCTCCAAGGTCTGGTATTGAAGCATTGTTGTGTAAAGGATCAATAGAAATTATATGATATTTTCCGTCATAGTATCTTACTCCCAGAATAGGATGTACCTGTCCACTAGCTGTTGCTCTACCAAGACTTGCTTGAGGATCGTATGCAACTAATCCTCTAGGATTCAAATCGTTCAATCCTGCGGCTTTTACTTCACTTTCTAATATAGTATACTCAAATGCTCCAGCAAGACCGTCATATGTTACAGGTGTCGAACTATGTATCTGCAATCTAGCTATAGGAGTGCCTATGTTGTCGTATGTAATTCTTTCTTGTACTTTTAGAGGCGTCTTATCTTCATGTATGTCTTGTTGTAGAATCATAGCATCAGCAATAAACGAATACTCAAACTCGACTATTAGCCTTTTCTTTCTTATGCCGTCTCCACCTTCTAGATCACCTGAGGGAGTGGGCGGTATAGTGACCTTTAAATCGTAAGCAGGATTATATCCTGGATCACTAGTCTGGCTGTTTCCATTCAATATCCACTCAGAAGTCAGTGTCGAATAGTCATTCAGGTACAATTGTACTCCTGAGTTCTTATTAGTCATAAAGGTGTCATTTCTGTGAACATCTGGATAGATAAAATCACTAGGACCATAAGTTCTACCGAACTGACGAGTAGTATGTCTTTGAGATGTTACATTGTCGCTATAACTAGCACTAGTCGCTCTCCAACTTCCTGAAGAAGCATCATAATACAGCACAGATTTGTCAACGGGTGACGAAGCATTCACATTATTTAAAAAGTTTAAGTCTACTCCAGATGGATCTAGACTAATCTTACTCGCAATCAAATTGCCTTGAGAGTCTAGATTAACATCTAAATTTTGAGAAGAACTACTTACCTGAGCAGAAATCTTATCATCTGCGACCACTGTTGCAGTTATTTGATCATCATATTCTTCAGTCATGTTGATTAAGCTTCTTTAGTTATGCCAGGTGTAACTGTGATTGTTCCTTCTACAACACGACTAATTTTTGTTGGACTTTCGTTAGACTCTATTTCGACATCATATAGATATCTTCCTGGGGATATTACCTTAGTGCCTGACTGTGCGGGTTGAGGATGCACATAACCAGCTGTGCCTCTAGTACCACTTTCAGCAACTGCATTCGCTGTGCCATTAGTCATCTTCAACGTGATTTGCCCGGTTGTTCCTGTGTGAGTGCATATGAAACCAAAATAATCAGAACTA